TTACCGCAACGGCACCGACTTGCAGAGCATGGGCCGATGGCGCGATGCCAGCCTGATACGTTGGATCGACGGCACGATGCAGCCGGTCAAGGGTTGGCGCACAAGATCCGACACCGCCACGAATGCCCCGCCGCGCGGCATGGTAAACTGGGCAGACAATTCAAACGACCGTTGGTATGCCACCGGCACATATAACAAGCTATACGTCTACGGCGGCAGCACCGGCACGCAATACGACATCACGCCAAGCGGCCTTACTGCTGGCCGTGAAGACGCAATTGCGTTTACTGGCTACGGCGGCAACACATATGGCAATTACGCATACGGCGTTGCGCGGCCAGACACGTCACGCATACAGCCTGCAACCGCGTGGAATTTGCAGCTGTGGGGCGAATACCTGCTGGCTAATAACCGTGACGACGGCAAGGTCTACGAGTGGCAACTGGACAACACCGCAATCGCTGCGCAAGTTGCCAATGCGCCAATAAACAACAAAAGCATCGTCGTGACGGAAGAGCGCTTTCTGATGTGCCTTGGCGCTGGCGGCAATGTGCGCAAGGTGCAGTGGTCAGACCGCGAAGACAACACGACGTGGACGCCGTCAGCGCAGAACGAGGCTGGCGACCTTGAGCTGTCTACAGAAGGCGAGATCATGGCTGGCGTCAGCGTGAAGGGCCAGACGCTTATCCTGACAACGCGCGACGCGCATGTCGCTAACTACATTGGCCCGCCATATGTCTACGGTATAGAGCGCGTCGGCTCAGCCTGCGGGCTTGCGGCCAACTTGGCATATGCCAGCGTAGACGCCGGATGCTTCTGGATGGGCGTCCACGCGTTCTACGTTTATAGCGGCGGCCAAGTGCAGGAGATGCCGTGCGACGTGTCCGACTACGTTTTCAACGACATCAACCGCGCGCAGATCAGCAAGGCGTTTGCCATGTCAAACGGCAAATACGGCGAGATATGGTGGTTCTACCCGTCGAGCGATTCCACAGAAAACAACCGCTACGTCGCATATAATTACGTCGAAAACACATGGTCGATTGGCACGATGGCGCGCTCTGCGGGATCTGATGCAGGCACGTTCATTTATCCGCTGATGGCCGACCCGTCTAACAATAAGATATATGAGCATGAGGTCGGCTACGAATACAACGGCGCAACGCCTTTCGCGGAAACCGGCCCAATTATGCTTGGCTCCGGCGACAACGTTGTCAGCGTGACGGAAATGATCCCCGACGAGAAGACGCAAGGCGATGTCAGCGCCACGTTTAAGACGCGTTTTTATCCCAACGGCACAGAGCGATCATACGGGCCGTTTAGCATGGCCAACCCGACTAACATGCGCTTCACTGGCCGTCAGGTGCGGATGCGCGTTGACGGCGCACGTCTTGCCGACTGGCGCGTCGGCGTAAACCGGCTAGACGCTGTTGCGGGTGGCCGTAGATGACGCAGCAGTATCGCGCACCAGAGCCGAGGGGCGACGACTGGATGGCTTGGGGCAGGCGTCTGATGCTCTACCTCGGCCAGACGCGGTCACAGCTTGTGCAGCAGACGGGCGGCGAGAGCGCGGCAGAAGACGGCGTGATAATGTGGGATCGTACAAACGAATACCCCGTTGTCAGCAAGAACGGCGAGTGGCGGCAGATTGTGCTGGAAGATGGCCACGCTGACTTCATGCTGACGTCAGACGTCACGCCAGCGGTCGCCAACACGGCGTACAAGCTTACATATGACGCGCCCACCGGCAACGACGGCATCACGCAAGGCACGCCAGCGTCGCGCATTGTGTTCGAGGAGGCTGGCCAATACGTGGTTTCGTTTTCAGCGCAAATATCATCGACGTCAGCCAGCACGGTTCACTTCTACTTCTGGCCAAGCGTCAACGGCACCAACGTGGCCGACAGCGCAATGACAACTGCGCTGCACCAAAACAACGCCACGCTGGTCACGTCGCGCACGCAGATATTCACTGTTGCGGCGAATGACTACTTGGAAGTGAACTACATGATCGACAGTACGCAAGGCTTTCTGAATTACACCGCAGCGTCTTCGCCGGTGCCAGCGATCCCCGCGTCAACTTTAGCGATTACGAGGCTTCATGGATAAAGAGCTTGAAAGATGCCGACCGTGGATCGAAGCCGCTTTGCAGTATTCCGGCGGCACGCATGACTTCATCGACGTGGCCGAGGGTATATACAAGGGAACGATGCAGCTCTGGCCCACGCCGAGGGGGTGCATCGTCAGCGAAATAGTGGTATATCCGAGAAAGAAAGTTTTAAACGTGTTTCTTGGCGGCGGCGAGTTGGATCAGATTTTAGAAATGCATGAAGATGTGATAGCATGGGCAAAAGCGCAAGGATGCTCTGCGTTGACCATGACAGGCCGCTTAGGCTGGAAGAAACCACTGAAGGCGCATGGCTGGAAGCCACTGCACACCTCATACGTTAAGGAGTTTGAATAATGGCAGGCGGTAAAGGCGGGTCAACCACTAGCACAGTAGAGGTGCCAGAATATATTGAGGAAGCGGCGCGCCGTAACTTGGCCAAAGCGGAAGGCATTAGCCAGATCGGATTCACGCCGTATTACGGGCCAGATGTTGCCGCGTTTACGCCGTTTCAGCAGGCAGGGTTTCAGCAAACCGCTGACGTTGCTGGAGCGTTTGGCATGGCCACGCCGACATCTCAGCGAGACATCATGGGCGGCATGGGCGCGCCAACGCAATACGCAAACGGCGTGATGGGCTACAGCTCAGCGCCCTTGTATGAGCAGTCGCTTGCCGAGCTTGAGCGCAGACGACCAGCGCAGAAGGCGTATATCGACAGCTTCTTCATCGATCCCGTGACAGGCCAAGCCGGATCGCGCGTGCAGCCCGCAATCGACTACAGCCAGTATATGACAGGCGCAGAAGAGCGTGAGCGCGGCCGCCAAAACGAGCTGGCGATTGCTCAGGCAGAATCTTCGGCGGGTCAATACACCGGCCCGATGACAATGTCACCGGACGCGTCGCCGTCTGATATGGACAACGCCATGCAGTTCCACGCGTCACGCATGGGCCGTGGATCTGATAACTGGCAGACCGCCGACGAGATGATGTTCCAGCAAGGCAAGATCAACGCGGCTGGCTTCCCGATTGACGCGCAGGGCAACGTTATAAGCGCTGGAAGTTTTGGCGAAGTGGCTGGCGATATAGGAAACTTCCTGACGGGCGGGGCTTTTGTAGGGGCGGCAGGGCGCGAGCTTGGCCTTCTGCCGTCAACAGATGATAGGATAATGGCGGCGGCGGGTATGTCTCCCGTAAGTATAAGCGATCCGGCGTTTGAGGGCGGCACTGTTGGGTTTATGGACCCAGATGGGCGCGCAGGATCGGCGCCACCCGTTAGGCCATTCATTGCGACACCAACCGTGCTGCCTATGGATGGAAGCCCATATGTAGCACCTGCGGGTGGTGGCACAAAGCTTTACGATGGGCCAAGGCCATCTGCGCGACCAAGCGATGACATCGTAGGTAAAGACCCCGCCACCGGCTCAAATGTTTACAAAATGAAAAAGAACGACGATGGCACATATTCTTCGTCAGGCGGCAAGGACGAGGCGGGCGGCTCAGCAGGCGGCGGCGGCGAGGATAAGATCCTGTGCTGCGCATATTATAACCTTGGATATTTGCCGCGCGAAATCTGGCGCTTGGATCAACGTTACGGCGTGTGGCTGCACCGCAATGATCCTGAGCTTATGGAGGGCTACCACGCGTGGGCTGCTCCGTTGGCCGAGTATATACAGAAGGATACACGCGGGGCCAAAGTCGCCCGAGCGGTGATGTGGCCCATTGTTAAGGCGTGGGCGGCAGAGATGGCGCACAAGCAGCGCCCAGAGAAGCACAAACCGAATGTGGTCGGCAAGATGATTATGGCGATTGGCGAGCCGTTTAGCCGCGTGTGCGGCATGCTCAAGCCCCGCGAGATACGAGGAGAAGCATAATGGCAAGCCCAGTTATACCATTTCAAGGCCCTGATTTTAGCCGCCCAGCCCCAGAGCTTGCCGTGCCGGTTGGCGGGAAGGGCGGCATGGGCGGTCAGCCAATAGCGCCCACCGCTGGCTTTAACGTAAACCAAGCAGCGGCTGGCGCATTGCAACAGGCAATGGGTGCAACGCAGCAGGGTCTAGGCTTCACGCCGATGGGCATCACGCCTCAGTCGTACCGCCCAACAATGCAAGGCGTATCGGGTACGCAAACCGCGTATGGCTACAATCCAGCGCAGCAACGCCTGCAGGGGATGCAAACCGGCTTTGGCTATGACCCCACAGGCCAGCGTGTCATGGGAACGCAACGTGCTGTTTCGTATGACCCGACACGAGCGAGAGTTGCCGGAACGCAGACAGCGCAAGGATATGACCCGTCTCAGCAAAGGAGCATGGGAACGCAACGCGCTGTTTCATACGACCCAGCGCAGCAGCAGGCTCAGCTGCTCGCAGGCACAGATATTGCGCAGTATCAGAACCCGTATCAGCAGCAAGTGATTGATATGGCGATGCGCGACATTGGCTCAGCGCAGGAGCAGGCTCTGATGCAGCAGGGCGCGCAAGCCCAGCAGGCAAGGGCGTTTGGCGGCTCGCGTCAGGGCATTGCCGAAGCGGAAACGCGTTTGGGCTTTGGCCAGCAGGCGGCAGACACTGCGGCGAAGCTACGCCAGCAGGGCTTCCAGCAGGCTCAGCAGGCGGCGATGTTTGACGTTGGCCAACGCGCATCCACTGAGGCGGCAAACGTTGCAGCTCAGCAGGCGGCGCAGCGATTTGGCGCAGAAAGCCAGTATGGAGCGCAGGCGTCTAATATCGCGCGCCGGCAGCAAGTGGAGGCGGCAAACGTTGCAGCCCGTCAGGCGGCTGAGCGTTATGGCGCTGACTCACGTCAGGCTGTTGAAGCGGCAAACGTTGCGCGCCAGCAGCAAGTGGAGATGGCCAACGTTGCATCCCAGACAGCGGCGCAGCGATTTGGAGCAGAGAGCCAATACGGCGCGCAGGCGGCAAATATTGCCCAGCGCCAACGCGTTGAGGCGGCAAACGCGGCAGCGGAAACGGCAGCGGCTCAGTATGGCGCTGGATCTGCGCAGGCGGCGCAGGCAGCAAATATAGCCAGACAGCAGCAGATCGAAGCGGCCAACGTTGCAGCCCGCACCGGCGCAGCGCAGTATGGCGCAGGCGCACGCACAGCGGCGCAGCTTGGCAACATCAACCGCGCACAGCAAGTGCAGGCTGCCAATGCAGCGGCGCAGATGCAGGCGG